TGTTTCAACGTTTGCCATTAATCAGCCCTCTTAGACTTCTTAAGTCCTTTGGGCTTTTTAGGCTTTACTTCTTTTTTGGGCTTGGACTTTCTAGTAGATTTGCTGCTAGACTTAGGCTTCCTGACGTTAGTCTTAATCCCTGCACCAGCCTTGTGTTCAACAACGTCTTTAACTTCTTCGAAGTCTCCCCGAGCTTGTAATCTTTCAATAAACTCAGGTTCCTCGACTTCAATGATTTGTCCTTTGTTAACAAATAACCTGCCCCCATGACGCCTGCCAACAGTAACGCCAGTGGGGTTGAGATTCCTAAATTTTGCCATTTAAGATACCTCATCTAAGCTAGGTTCAAGTCTGTTATTTTTCCACTTGTGTTAAATCTGTAAACAATTAACTCACCAGCAGTGATGAAAGCATATTGCTTCTTCAATGCGTTGGTTACAGCTAAGTTCTCGTTAGCAACATAAGTTGTTGGTGCTGCAACTCTTAGTTCCATTGCAGTTCTGTCTAACAAGTATATCTTAGATGCTGTGTTTTTAGTAACGTGTTGTGATACGAAAATTGGTATTCCGTCATAGTAACCTACACGAGTGTCAAAGTCCAAACCTGCTTGACCAGCTACTCCGTTTACTGAAGTTGCTCCTTGTGTTCTAATGTCAAATTGTCCTAGACTGTTTTGCAATACAGATAGTTTGCTTTTTAGATTGTATAATGTATCATGTCCAGTTAAGAAAAACAAATCTTGATAGTTTGCACCGTTTTCTAATGCAGACCTGATTAGTGTATCTAACTTGTCCATTGTAAGTGGTTCAGGAGTTCCTGCGGAATCACCTTGAATACAAGCTGCTGGCTGCATCCACTCTGTGAATCCTGCTGCGCTTCTGTCTACTAAATACATATCTTCTATATTTGATGCCAAATCTCCATCAGCGCCAACTGCTGCGGTAGAAGTAGTCATTCTGTCAATAGATTCCATGTTATCGTTAGAAGCATCTTGTGCAATAGTATCAGAATCGGATGAGTCAACTGAAGCTAGTAATTGTTTGTCTAGGAAGAAAGCGTGTGCTTCTCCGTTTTCTTTTCTCAAGAAAGCTGCTAGACCTTTGATACCGTCATCTGCGTCAGATAGTAACTCTGCTCTGGTTGTTGTGTCCCAGCGAGTTGTAACTTCTTTGATGGTTGCACTCATTTCTTTGAGTTCTGGGTGGTCAGTTGTACCTAGTGCATCGCCTTCTGCTTTACCAACAGTGTTTGCGTGTCTTTGGGTCAATACTCTCCAACCAGATTGTGTCCAACCTGCTTTGTTTAGAAGCTTGAATACTTCTGACTTGGTATTTAATTGATTAAATACTGATGCTCCGAACATGACATTGAAATACTGGTCGTTTGCAGTAGTCATATTGTCGTCGGATTTTTCTATTCCATATCTTTTTGAGATACCTAATGTCCCGCCATAATAAGCGTTAACATATTCCTCGAAACTTGTTTCTATGCTCATATTTTTGTTTCCTCTCCTTTCATGTATGCTACTTCATCCAATGATTTGGAGAAGTTAAACCAATCGGTTTTTTCGTCAACTGCGGGAGCGTCAATTTTCTTTGGTGCTGGAGTTTTCCTGCTACCTGAATATACGTTAATACCGTATTTCTTTAATGTTGTAAGTGATTTGTGAAGTTCATCAATAGAGGCTTTTTCTTTGTAGTCTCCTTTTTCTTCTTCTTCCTCTTCCTCTTCTTCTTCTTCTTCTTCTTGTTTTTCTTCCTCTTCCATTTTCTCTTCTTCTTCCATCTTCTCTTCTTCTTCCATCTTTTCTTCGTCGTCCATCTTTTCGTCTTTCATTTCTTCAAGATAGGCCATGATTTCTTTAAGTTTTCCGAGAGTGGCTTCCATATCTTTGTATAATTCCTCTGATTTATCTAAATCAGATTCCATAACTGGCTCTTCTAAGGCTTCACTTTTTTCAGCCTCTACTACCTCTTCTGATTCGGTAGGTGCCTCATGTGTGCCTCCACAACTGCATGCGCTCATGTGTATGTAATTCGTAAGCCCCTATATAAAAAAACTAAAATACTCGGGTTTAATCTGTTGTTTCTAATTTAAATCCTGGTTTTCCGACTGCGGTTCTTAGTTTGAAACCACTAGTAACTCCCGTAGAACCGTCAGGTCTTTTGTATGGTTTACTATAGTCTCCTGGATTTCTCCATAAGTTTGCACACCATGCACCTTCATCTCTTATTATCTTACGCGGTCCTGTAATTTTATTTCCTGTAAATCCGCTAATTTTTCTTGCAGCTAATCTACAATTTGCCATCCATACGCCATCAGGTTCATTATCACCTGTTGGTTTTTTATCATCATCTTCTGGGTCTTTTTGTATAAACGTTCCAAACTTAATCATACGCATTATGTCATCTAAATATTGATTAGTTTTTTTAAGTTTTTCAGTTTTTATAACTGGCGGACACTCAGCTTTGCCTACTATATCTGATACGTTTTTAGAACTCCACATCCTACAAGACCAGTATCTTGCTTTATGTTTAGGACCTGGATTGTCACAGTTATGCCTTGCTCTAAAGTTTCTACGCCTTTCTGGGTCATCACGCTTTATATCTAAGTTAGGGTCGCCAAACTTAACTTGCACTACATTGCCTTTATCGTTTTTAACATAAACTCCAAATTTTTTGTTTTCTCCAGACAACCTGCGCGGTTTGTTAAGTTCTACTTTGCGACCTTGATACACTGCTTTTACAACTCTTTTATCTTCATGACTTTCTAATACGTCAAACTCAAACATCTCTACTGCACCATCATGAGGTTCGTAATCGCCTTCCATTAACATAGGACCGTTTGTAGTCTGCATCCAGTGATAACCTTTAGGTGGTTTAACTTTTACTGATTCTGCTTTAGATTTCTTTGTAGATTTAGGATGTTCTTTTGGTAATAAATCATAATCTGTAGTATATTTAGGATTAGATGGCTTACCAGAACTTAATAATCTTAAAAATGCTTTGACTCTACCTAATGCCCATTGGTCTCTACTACTTACACTAGGCCTATGACTTGTAGAAAAAGCTCCTGCACCTCTACGGAATACAGCTTTCAATGCACCTAGATTTGCTTTCTTACCTTTTGCATCTCCTACTTTCTCGTTATGTTCCTTAATATAATTCTTAAGTGTCTTAATATTTGCTTCACTTAGTTTGATACCGCCACGTTGACCGCTAGCTGTACCTGCTGGATTGCGGCTACTGCCTCTTCTTCTTTCACTAGGCTTTGCAGGAGTTTTTGGGTCATCTGCTTTTGCTTTGTCTTCCAAACTCTTACTCCAGCTATGGCCTGCATTGCCACCCATCATCTTCCACATAATCAAACCCTTACTAGGTCTTTTCTTATTATCAAAGTTTTTACCTTGCGGGTCTACATTCTCATGTCTTCTATAATACTTGTGAATCTTCATTGCCATACTATATGATACGTATTTTTTATTTATTAAGTGTGCGTTTATTGCTTTTGTAACTTTACCGCCACCATATCCAAACTTCTTACGTAGTTCTCTACCTGCTAGAGCCTCTTCTCTAACGCCATTTGGAATCTTATATTTTTCTACTTTAGATACCATCTCATCAAGTACATCTGATTTACTGTATCTTCTTGCTTGTATGGCCCTTTCCTGCCTTATAGCTCCTGCTTTGGTATCATGGCAGCCCAGAAGCCTTCGGTCTTTTTTAGCGTATAAACAGTATTTGCCTTTTTTACGCTCTATAATTTTCTCTACCATGCCTTCTATCTCATCAAGCGTAACTTGTACACTCTTAGATTTAGCCATTGCAACATCTGTGACTTTTGCCTCTGGGTTAGCTGGATTATCGCCAACCCAAGATATACTCCAAAGAGAAAGTTCGCTTATACGATTGTGGCAGTCGTCTTCTGATTGACAAACCTTCTCTTGTTTTGTGGCTTCTCCACGTATGCTGCTTGCTCCTGATGGACCGTATTCTTTAATCTCATCCCACACTTTATTGTGCATTCCGATTTTATTGTGTATTCCTACTCTAATCTTAACTTTACCGTCTTTTATTTTGTAAGCCAGGGGAAGTCCGATTGGCATTTCCTCATGGCGGTATGAATATACGCCGTAGCGCATGTAAAAATCCATGGCTTCTTTGATAGTATCTGTGGGTATCATATCGTTCTGTTTATCGACGATAGGAGCGGAGATGTATGTCTCCATTACTCTGTCATTATACCACTCAGGTCGGTAGACTTTCCAACCTGTGTTACTGTCGTCTGCCACGAATTACATACAGAAAACACGTTATAAAAAGAAAAATATTTACTCGGGTTACGAATTACATACAAAATTATACAAAAGTGTATGTAATCTGTCACCTTTACGGATTACATACTTATCTACGTTTTACTTTAACTGTCACGCCACCATCAGTCAATTCATTGATTTCGTTTTCAAGGTGTTCTGCAAATTGATGCAATACCTCTGTTTTTTCACTGTAAACTGCACCGCCTAAAAAACGTCTTGGAAATGTACCTCTGCCTAAAATCTGTAAAGCAACACTACCTGCATCTCCTATCTGTTGTCTCCTAGACCAGCCTGCCAAATCACTGCCTTTACCATACGGAGGCAAGTAACGTTTTCTGCCTATTGCTGGACCAGTACCAAACTCCATATGTTTTGCATACTTTACATTAGACCCTACACGCTTTTCTAAATAATCATCAGACATCTGTATGCTGTTAGCTAACCTGCCTGTATCATATGCACCTGCTGGGTCTTGTTCTGTACCTTCGCCTTTAGGTGGTTTCCAACCATCTGCAAGATTATCTATAGTACGAGTTTGTATTTTCATTGCAACGTCTGTAAGTGCATTGTCTAAAGCGTCTTCAGCAGCCACGCCTATATTGTCAAAAAATCTTTTAACTTGTTGCGACATACGCATGCGTACTCGCATACCACCGCGACTGTCGGTGCTACCTACAACTCCTGGCCCTCTTAGTCCCATTATTTCTTATACAATTTAACGTTTTCTATATGGTCGTCACCATACTTCTCTTTCCACTTCTTGTCTATGTATTTTTGCGCTTTTTCATAGTAATCTACACGTTGTTTTTTTTGTGCTGCAAGTATAGTTTGCCTATCTGCATTCTTCCATGCCCTTTCTGTTTCGCACTCTCCACATAATCCGTTAGCCGCTATATGGACTGTCATTGCTCCTCTTAAACATTTTTTACACTGTTTACTCATCTTTCTTCTCCTTTCCGTTTCCGTGATGACCATACTTCGCATTACATACATGTATTTTTATATGGTCAGGCATCCTACTCATACTATCCTCACTAGTGATGTTCTTTGATTAGGATGTAATAAAGAATGTCCTCTCAAACGCATTCTATACTTTGCTCCTATTTCTTGTTGTAATAAAATTAAATCATTCAAATACATCCCGCCTTGAGGCATACGATTTGCTAATTCTTTATGGGCGCGACAAGTCCTAGAATCTTTACCTACAATTAAACTATATTTAAACTGGCGACCCATACGTTGCTCTGCTATTTTATAACCTCTTAGTCTACCTTCATTACTTATATTTGTAATCTCAGTTCTTGCTATTCTTGTAAGCTTATAGGTCTCTCCTATTGCTGTAGCACGCATAGCCTGCACTGTTTGATTTATAGATAAACCTGCTGCAACACTTTGATTAATAACTCTGTTCAATTCTGTAGATATTGTATTTTGAAAATCTGCATATGCTTTAAACAATATACCTTCATTTTTTAATGATTGTAATAAATTCTCATCTTCAACAGACATGTCAGGTGCTTTTGCTGCTGTTTTCTTAACGCCTTTTATTTCACCGTATGCCGATTCATAACCATTTCTAAATGCAAAATCAACGTCATCTACTATAGCATCACGCATTCGCTTTGCCATCAAAAAAGATATTTCGTCTACTTGTGTATGTAATTCGTCAAACGTTCTTGCTTTTTCTAATTCCTTAAGTTCCTGTATAAGGACTCCTCGTAATTGTCTAGCTGCCGACTCCATGTATCCAGATGTTCTTTTAGCTCCTCGGCCTCCTGCGACTCCTGTGTACTGTTTCGAAAATCCTGACGCACCACCTCTGGAGCTTGTGGCAATACTAAATTACCGTCAGAATCTAAATCCATCTCTACACCTACGTTCTGCATTTGTGTAATAATCTGAGCTTTTAAATTCATATTATTCAAATACTTTGTCTCATCACGTTCGTTTATATCATTAAATCTAATCTTCCAAGTATCAATACCCATGACCTTTAGCAACGGTTTTAAGAATCCCATTTCTAAACATTGCTGCGTTTCTCTTATAGTTCTGTCAAATATTGTAATCTGCTCGCCTTCTGAGTTAAGACCGCCTACGCCTTGCATCTGTCCTACAACCAAAGGCATAACTCCATACGATGCGTTTATGTCGTTGTTAATCCTGTCCATGTAAGGCAGCATCATCAACTCATCCATGTTAGGCATAACTGGCACAAACTTCGCTGTAGTGCTTGCATCTCTGCTACTTAGTATAGGAATAAAATTAGGATTGCGTCTTGTCTCTTCTGCAATGTACTCTCCTAACCTGTTAAGCGACTCTTCATCGTGGCCAGGCACATCTAAGAAACCCTTTGGTGGCCTTTCTAATCTATAGATTTTGTTTTGAAATGACTCTATGGCCAATGCTGTTTCGATTTTTTTAGAAAGACCTATAATTGGCGACTGCCCATACAACCTAGCATTCGCACTGTACTTGTTAAAATGTATAAGCTCATCACGTGCAAAAGGTATCTTACCTTCTTCACTCTCATAATAATAAGCCATGTACTCTAATTCTACACCTGTCTTTGGATTTACATCACCCTCCATAAACTCTCGAGTTACAGGGTCAAACTTATCTTCTTCTAAAAAACGACCATACTCATCAACGTTAAATCGCATGTGTTTTGCATCTTCTACCCATAGTTCCTTTACTACTTTGTTTGTAACTTTACCAGAGCCATCTGCAACTCTGTCATACACAATACTTACCCAGCAATCGTCAAAAACTTCTAACTGTCTTATCATTGCCTTAAACAACTCTGAGCCAGTCATGTCACTACTGCCGTTAGTAGGATTACGTAACAATCGCTCTACCATTCTACGCTGCTCTGGGTCGCCTTTGCCAATAGCGTGGTACTCCCACCCTTTGGCGACAGACTGCGAAGCTATACGAGTGATTACAGTCCTAAGATGAGAATACCTGTCAGCAAGTTGCTCCAAATAAAATTGGTCAACTTGTGGAAGTATAGACTGCCTATATGCTGTGTCAGTACTTACTCCTGAATAAACTGGAGTTCTAGCATCTTTAGAAATCTCCATCGTTGCGTCCTGTAAGAACGCATCTATGCCAGTGGCCTTTCTAACTGGCTTGCTTCTAAATCGGTCAAATATTCCCATTATAGTCTCCTCGACTCAAGGACATGACGATGCCTGTGTATATAATCTTCGATAACAGGCTCTAACATCTTAGAAACTGGCGTCTCTTTTACCTTAGCCAATGTCTTTAAATTTTGTTTTGTCTCAACAGATATTCCCCACAATTCCATACGTGTTCCGTTGCTGGGTGAACTTGTCATCTGGATTCCCAGTGTAGCTCCTTAGTATATATGTCTTTCTATATGGGATATATGTCCTTAGTTATATGTAATCCCATCGTGTAAAAACTAGACGTTTTTTTTCCAAAACATGTACACATAACTCACACATCCATAGCGCCATAACAGCATCGGGCGTATGTCCTTCTAACCTTCCATGTTTGCCATAAATTAATCTACTCAAACCATCTACTAGTTTTCTCATACCTGGTTTTGAACTTTCCCTTGCTTCCTTGTTCCACGGTATGAAATACTTGCCCTGCTCCATAGCCAAAGCAATTCTAGGAACTCCAACATCATGCTTATGTTTTTCTCTTCCTGTGTTGTGTCCCTCGACTGGCATGCCGTCTAACTCCCTTGCCGTATGAACAACTAATCTCTGATAACCGTTAGACTCAACCATAATCTTGTCAGGCTTGTACTTGTCTGCCAAACTCTTCATCGTCACAACCTGCGCTTCTAACCATCCTGCACCTTTAGCCCTTATCTTACCAGACCAACAATACAAAACCCTGCGCTCCTGTGTAACTCGATTGTAAGCCATGACTACATACGCAGACTCGTCATTCTGACTGTCCATACCTACGGCCAAGTCTACACCCATAGTCACAAACCAATCCTGACCCGACTCAGGCAAACCCATACTCATGCCCTCTTTCAAGCAAGGTTTCAAAACCTCGTAAGGTATAACTGCACTCTCAGGGTCCAATGGATTTAACATATACTCAGACTCGAAAGCCCTACTTCCCATCGTCTCTCGTTCCTTGTCAAGCCTCTCTTGATTCCAATACTCAGGCCAACGTGGAGTTCCATCCTTTAACAAAGCTGGATGACGTACTGAGTTCCACTGACTGTTCTGCTCTGCCCAATCTGTAGCATCGCCGACCCTTTTCTGCGTTCCTACCAACAACATCTTTGCCTTCGGCAACCTCATCGGCATAACAACACGCTTAATATAGTGAATCACCTTGTCATCAGTCATATTAGGAAACTCCTGCAAAATATCGTCCAAAATAATCATGTGAACGTGAGGGCCTTCCAATGCTTTACCAATACTTGCAGCGTGAACTCTGCTCCCATTGTTAAAATACTTAGCACCCTTTCTCCACGTGACTTTACTGTCCTCATCTTGAGATTTTATAAAAGAATTAAGCCTCCACGAACGCCGACAAATCTCCTCAAACTGCTCTAACTTGTCCCAAGCCTGCTCTAAGGTCGCTGAAAGATATAGGGCACGGTAATTTGGCTGCATTGCCATCTGATACGCAAGTGCTGACAGGCCCCAAGACGTCTTCAAGTGACCTCTTGCACAGATTATCGAAGTATGTGTGCCTGATTCAAAAGCATCAGCCCACTCTGCATGCATCTGACCTAAAGGAACATATTCTCCTGGCTCTAACTCCATATAATGACGTAATACATCGTCTATAAACTCCTCCAAAGTCAGTGGAGTACTCTTTAACGTGTTTAATGCGCCACTAATCGCTAAGTTCAGCAGTTTGTCGTTCATTCCTTTTTTCGATTTCGTCATAATTAAGGCTAAATTCTATCGCTTTTGGCTCAGAATCATAATAATCTATGAACTGAACTAAGGTTTGCATGTCCTGCGTCTCTTTTATAACTTTGCCATCCTTAATTATGCGAATCATTGGTCTAATTCCCTCAACCAACGCTCACCGTCAAAAGAATATATGTCAAAATGCTTTTTGTATGTAAACCGTGGAATCATATAACACTTTGCAACCTTATCATCACTGTCATAATGCGTTTCTCCTACCGTTTTGCTAGGAAACTTCTCCTGTAACAACAAATCCTGTAACTTTTCTGTCTG